ATCAGGTACACGAGTTTCTATAGGATTAATCAATGCAGAACAAATAGAAGCAGTGGACCCAGATTGATTACCATACATGGTAGACAATCTAGACAACACTGTACCAGTCACACCTACCGAGAAGGCAGGATGGGCAATAGGTAAAAGACCCATTGTTAACTGGCCCGCTCTATTAAGTTCGGTACCTCTATAAGTAACAGAGATACCCATTCCTGTACATCTGATCAATGAAGATCTCCCCCCTGCGGACGAGTATAAACCCGTCAAATTAGGAACGGAAGCTCTGTTAAAAGACGCTACACCCGTAGAGTCAATATCAGAGATCGTACCAGTTCCAGCAGTTAGTTCTCTCAACTCCTGTCTATAAAGATAGGGATGAGGGCTAATAAGGAGACCACCCGCATGATTGGTAGTAGTGCCAGAAGCAGCCTGAGGATTAAGGATAATTCTATCGTAGCTCCGGACGACTCCCGACCATGTAGTTTGATCATCAGGAATATGGCAACCAGGATACTGAAAAGGTTCAGTAATAGTATAGTGCCAAGGATGCATTGATTGGTTAGATCCATTTGATCTATTGTTTCTCTTCTTAGTCATTTTAATATGGGATACCACAGAATGTGAGACTAAACATCTCCTCTCTAACCTATACGGAAGAACCGTGTAGTCGTTAGGCATTCGAACGAGTTCACTTTGAATAGTGTTCTTAGCTCTACAGTAGTAGATTTGGTTCTATTACAGAGAGAGACCCCATTTGACTTAAGCAGAGGGAGGTAAAAAGGAGGATCTTATCCAGAAAGGTCTTATATTATACCACAACATATTCGTTGTTGACATACGAGACCCTGGACAAGATCGCATCCATTTCCTTACGAAGTTAAAGAAACTATATTTAATATGTTTCTTAACAGTTAGGACAACCTCACCAGAAGACCGACCCAGAACATATCGAGGGAGGTCTTCCACAATAGGTACCAAATTTTCGCTATTGTCTCCTACAAATTTATTAACCCACACAACTTCACGGTAATGATACTTTGGCTTAAAACCAGAAGGAATTTCTAGTTTAAAACGCCCTAGTTTCAGATCGCGGAGTGAGTCCAGATGTGTTTGAGAAACATTACGATTATGTATCGCTGTCGCTAAAGATCTTTGGAAATAAGTTATTTTGGGGAAATACCCAAAATGCTCAAATCCAAGTCCACCTAACTCTAGGGGGACAAAAAGATTATAGAGGCCGCGAGACGACCACACTTTAATGTCTTCAAGGTAGTAATGAAGAAACCTCTTCATTGCCCTTGGACGATCGGATGCCCCGTTTACTACTTCATTAAATTGAGAGTAAATAGGTGCCGATCGAACCTCCTCCCGCCCTGTGACTTTTGTTTGTCCAGTCAGGAGCCCTACATTAAAGAAGGGAATGTGCTCAAAACTACCATCTGTGTAACATCTGGTGAGTTGAGAATTTATCAAGCAGTACTCTTTGTGAACATAATTCTTTCCGAGGGAGGGAAATAGACCAACAGATCTAACCCTTTCCATCCAAAGTGCATAGAACTCAT